AGCAACTTGGACAGTCGGCGCTCAAGCAGGAATGGATATCGCAGCACAACAAACAGTAACGGGTATAATACCAACTGCTGTTTTGGTGACTGGGGCAGGGGCGATAACGGCAACGCCGACATTTACGGTGGATGCGGTGGCAGCCGGAGATTTACTCTTAACAAACAGATCAATAGCTAACTATGGCGGCATGAGACAATGATAGTAAAAGCAGGCTCAACAAATGTTAGTGTTTACTATTACATCGTTGGGGATGCGGGTCACGCTACGCCAGGAGAGCCGGTTACAGGCTTATTATTCTCAGACATAGAAACGGGCGGCTCTGCTTCATATGCGCGACAGGGCGCAGCAAGAGTTGACCTAACACTAAAAACTTTAGCTAGTGCCAGCGCAGCGCATGACGATGGTGGGTTTATCTTAGTTGACGATACTCACATGAAAGGCCTTTACCGTTGTGACTATCCAGACGCAGCCTTCGCAACGGGCGTTGACCAAACCTTTTGTAGTATCGTGGTGGCATCTGCTAATAACGCAGTAGCAGCGCCAATACTTGTTGATATTGATGACAACGTTGATCAGACAGCAGACCATACGGCAGGGATTGCAGATGTCCCAACGGTAGCAGAATTTAACGCTAGGACATTGGTAGCTGCGAGTTATTTTGATCCGGCAGCTGATGCGGTAGCCAATGTTACTCTAGTTGGAACGCTCACAACATACACAGGAAACACCCTTCAAACTGCTGACGTAGCAGCAAGAGTGCCGAACGTTTTAAATACAACGGCTTTGGGTAATATCGGGGTAGACTGGGCAAATGTAGAAAACCCAACTACTGCGTTAGATCTTTCCGCTACTGATATTCAATTGTGTGACACGATCACTACTTACACAGGTAATACCAAGCAGACTGCTGATCATACCGCTAATCTGGCTAAAATACCTTTATCTGATGGCGTAGTAACTTGGAACGCTACCGCCCTGGCATCCATTAACGCCGAATGCGACACAGCAATAACGGATGGAGCGCTAGCAACAGCGGCAAGTTTAGCAACAGCTCAAACAGATTTGGATACCTTAACCGGGGCAGATGGCGCAACTTTAGCCACAGCCCAAGGTAATTATGCGCCAGCAAAAGCAACTGATATCCTAACCACAGCGCTAACCGAGGCCTATGCGGCAGATGGGGCGGCAGGGACATTAAGCCAGATATTATTTGGTATTCAGGCGTTCTTACAAGAGAGATCAGTAGCAGGAACAACGGTAACGAGTAAAAAGGTTGATGGATCCACAACGGCTATGACTTTCACTTTAGACGATGGCACAACCCCCACCAGCATAACGAGAGCCACTTAAATGGCAGATATCAATCAAGTCATAACGCTTGGTATTGGTACGCCGGCAGGAGTTCCAGAGTTTCTTACCTTTGGATTACAGATTGGAGCCCCATTAGGTGTGGCTGTAGGAGTTGGGTATAGCTCCATAATGACCAACGATGGTATAGCTGATATAGGTCTGATGTTTAATGATGGATCTGGTAACGTAGGTTTAATGTACAATGATGGGATAGGTCTAGGATCTAAAATAACCAAGGATGGTATCGGGAAAGTTGGTTTAATTTTAAACGATGGAATAGGCGAAACAGGTGAAATATGACTCAATCAATTAAAGTAACTGAGAAGGGCCAACCATTCCGAATAGCGACTGATTTTGATATGTCTGGCTCGACTGGTTTACAAATAGCCTTCACAGCACCCCCAGGTGGTACTGATTTCACTGTAACTCAAGCCACAACCCCAGCGGTAAGCGCTCCAGCTGTAGCATTAACAAACAATGCAGGCTTTAACCCAGTACGATCTGTAAGCGCCAGTGAGTATTTAGAATATACTACGGACGGAACAGAATTTGACGTAGCTGGCGAATGGACAGCATGTGGACAGTACACAGATGCTTCATTAAACCTCAAAGCGGCTCTAGTTACGTTCACGATTGGCGCTGAATGTTCCTAAATGCTAAGATAATCACTCGGTAAGATGCCGAGATAACCCAAGAGAGGTTGATATGAAAATAGTTAACAGAGAGCAATTTCTAGCCCTGCCAGAGAATACCCTTTTCTCAAACTATGAGCCTTGTATATTTGAGGGCATACTGATCAAACAAAGATCCATTGGAAATGACTTTTACTATACAAGCATAGTGGACGCTGTTGAATGCAGCGGTACAGATAGTTTTGTGGGTAATTTAGCTACTGCCGAAGAAGGCGAAAGCATAGCAATGGATTTTGATTGTGTGCGTAGAGATGGTTGTTTTGAGTTAGACCAACTATTCGCAATCTACGAACCCAACGATGTGCAGGGCATGATAAACAAGTTTACTGAATGCCTGCAAAATATTAATCCGTATCACTTCAATCACGTTAAAAACAAAGAAAGAAGGGTAGGTATTATACAGATATCAACCTTTGATCTGCGTAGGTGGGTACATTTCAACGCATGCCTAGAAACCATGATTGATATAATGGCTATTGGCAGGGTGGACAAGTGGATTGATCGGGAGCTTGGCTGCAGATGTTACGCATACGCAAACAAGCACTTCCCAGTTACACAAGAAGGATGTATCCCCCCAAAATATACTCTTGATTATAACGAGACAAACAAAGATCTAGGTGTAATTGATGAGAATGGTGATGAGCTTCTCCGTGTGTATATCGGCAGTAGGTTATCTAACCATAATGTTTTAGGGGGTGAGTAATGTCTGAGATACATCTAGATTGCTTCTTTATCGGCGCAGTTACCACTATGGCCCTAGTAGTTATTATTGAGCTAGCTCCTTTATTAACCATGAGGGGGTTGTAATGCCAGGCGGTAGGCCCACTCTATACACCCCAGAGATAGGGGACAAGATCTGTGAAGGGGTTGCACAAAAAACACCCTTAGCCAGATTATGTGATGAGGATGACAGCCTGCCAGCCCCTAGAACTGTCTACGCTTGGTTAAGAATTCACCCAGAGTTTCAGCAGAACTACGAATGGGCAAAAGAAGACCAGGCTGATTATTTAGCAGAAGATTGCTTGGAAATTGCTGATAGCGATGAATACGAACCAGCCGATAAACGAATACGAGTTGATACTAGAAAATGGCTAGCTAGTAAGTTTAAGGTTAAGAAGTACGGGGATAAAGTAACAACAGAGCATTCAGGGAGTATAGGTTTAACTACGCTGTCAGATGAAGAGCTTGATGCAAAGATTAAAATGTTGTCTAAGGATGTTTAACGCAAAATCTACTTATTTGGAGAATTGCATGAAGATTGAAGGGTACGAGAATTATATAATTACTAGGCAGGGTGAGGCTATAAACACTAACACCGGCCGCATGATGAAAAAGCAGATTAACAATGCTGGCTATTACAGGGTTGAGTTCTCAAAGGCAGGGAAGCAGAAAAAGCTATTTGTACATAGGTTGGTGGCTACAGCATTTATTCCAAATAAAGAGAGCTTACCTCAAGTAAACCATCTTAATGGTGACAAGCTGGACAACAGAATAGAAAACCTGGAGTGGTGCACAGCCTCACAAAACCATAAGCATTCCTTCAAGTATCTAGGCAGGCCAGTTACTAAGGTGTTTGATGCTGCTAACGGTAAAACTAAGATATTTAAAATAGATATCCCAGGCTTGATTGAAAGAAAGAAGACAACAACCTATAGGGCGTTAGCGTTAGATATCGGAGTTAGCCCTACATATTTATCTAGCCTGCTTAGGGGTCTTGTTCGTGGATAGTGAGAAGATCCAATTAATCAGGCTTCTAGAAGAGAAGAAAGAGAGAGGCAAAAAGCGGCTTCAAATTAAAAACTGGTTGATGCTTTATGATTGGCAAAGGGAATTTATAGCAGCAACTAAAGACCATTCATCCTGCTGTCTCTGTTGTGCCAATCGCGTGGGAAAGACGATGACAGGGGTCTTGGCCGATAGTTACCACTTAACTGGTGATTATCCAGAAGACTGGGAAGGCCACAGATTTGAATCGCCTCCTTTGATTTGGTTGTTGGGTGTCACAGGGGAGAAGACAAGGGATTTATTGCAGGCCCCTTTGTTTGGTAGGGTAGAAGGATCAATATTCTCTGGCGGTCTGATACATGCTGACAAAATAATTAGCTTTAGAAGTATGACCGGTACATCTGGAGCCATGAGGGAAGTAAGAGTTAAGCATGTGTTAGGCGTTTCAACTGTTCAATTTTGGTCGTATTCTCAAGGCCAAGCGGTTTTGATGGGGGATTCATTAGATTGGTATCACATTGATGAAGAGCCAAAGGATCAAACCATATACCCTCAAGTACTAACCAGGACAGCCACTGGTGATGAGGGGAGAGGGGGAAGGGGAATACTAACCTTCACTCCAGAGAATGGCAGGACAGAGACAGTGGTTGGTTTTATGGATGGCGATGTTGATTCACAGTTCTTTATGAACAAAGGGTGGGGTGATGCGCCACATCTAACAGAAGAGACTAAGGCGGCATTGCTTGAGAAGTTTCCCCCATACCAAAGGGATATGAGATCTCAAGGCGTACCGTTAATGGGTGCAGGTTTGATTTATGAAGTGGCAGAGGATGACATAAAGTGCGATCCATTCGATGTGCCTGATTATTGGTTTGTCATAAACGGGATGGACTTTGGATGGGATCACCCACAGGCTCACATTCAGCTAGTATGGGATAGGGACGCAGATATTTATTATGTGATTAACGCTTGGAAGGGATCAAAGAAACAGCCCTTTGAAGCTTGGCATATTGTAAAACCTTGGGCTAAGAATGTACCCACAGCATGGCCTCAAGATGGATTACAGACAGAGAAGGGGTCGGCTAAAGAGCAAAAGGAATATTACGAAGAGGAAGGTTTTCGTATGTTGCCAGATCATGCTACCTGGCCAGATGGTGGTGTTGGTGTTTGGGCTGGGATAATGGAGCTCAACAACCTAATGAAGACAGGAAGGTTAAGAGTAGTATCGACCTTAACCGAGGTCTTTGCAGAGATAAGACAATATCACACCAAGACATTACCAAGCGGCAAGAGTGAGATAGTAAAGATTAAAGATGACATTTTGTGCGCTATTAGATACGCATACATGATGCGCCGCTACGCAATAAGGGTCTGTGATTTATACCCAAGCCAATACGCATCACAACCACAACGGGATAGCGGAAGGGATACGAGGATGGGATATTGATTAAGAAGCTAGCCGAACAACTAAGGCATACTCAATCAATGCTGAATCAGAACACAGAGAACACAGCTCTAGCCGCTCTAGATATTGACCATGATAAGTGGCTGAGATTTTCAGAGATACAATGTGCTACTAACCTAGTTATAGATAAATACTCGATAGCCCGATATAGATTATGGTTGCAGAGTGGCAATGATGAGGATGCTTGGTCATGATGGATTTAGAACGTATGTCAGACCTTGATTCACTTAAGGATGCAGAGTCCCGCATATTGAGGGGGCCAATTACCCCTACAGAAAGCCAGAACGTTAGAAGGTTGCAAGAAGAGGGTTATAATGCTCTTTTAGAGATACAAGGTCGGTGTGTTGAGTGGAGGATAAAGTCTATATTCCCTAACGCTGAATTGCATTATTGTGAGATTGATGATCGTGGTGGCTGGATGACAGGGTTAGGATTAGCAAAAGAGCCAGTAAAGGAGTCAGCGATATCATATTTGTCTTGTTATGTTGGTAGGGAGAGCACGTCCTTAGTTGATCTAATGCGAGAAGTTTACGCTGAGATCGACGAGATTAAAAACATAAAGACGCCAGATCATATCTTCTTTAGATTCATAGGCGGCAGCGTTAGTCATGACTTTTACTCTAAGGCTATCACTATACGAATGGTTTGCCGGTTTAGCTTAGGGTATAACAAAGAGGTTGATTCTGATGAGCTGCACTAATTGTATAACAGTAAAAGACGCACCACTGAAATATAAGCGCTGCCCAGTGTGTGGAGGTTGGCGTCCATTAGAGCCCCAGGAACAGGCTAAGGTTGATAAGAGGAAGACTAAGTAATGGCATACGCAGAGCAGGAACT